AATGGATACAGATGCTATCATTGCTTCTGCCCTAGATATTTTATCTGATGAAAGTACTTTACGCAATGATATGGGTGAAGTGCTTCAAATTCGTAGTTCGGATGAGGATGTACAAAAAATTCTATATAATCTATTTTATGATGTATTAAATGTAGAATTTAACTTATGGCCTTGGATTCGTAACATGTTAAAATATGGTGATTTCTTCTTAAAATTAGAAATTGCTGAAAAATTTGGTGTATATAATGTGATCCCTTACAATGCATTCCATATTGAAAGACAAGACGGATATGATAAAGACCACCCAAATTCAGTCCGTTTCCGCTTTGATCCTGATGGTATTGCATCCCCATCTAATTATGGTTATTATAATGTACCTAATTCAGGCAATCAAGCAAATTCTATTTTCTTTGACAACTATGAAATGGCTCACTTCCGTTTATTAACGGATACTAACTTTTTACCTTATGGTAGATCATATTTAGAGCCTGCTCGTAAGCTGTTTAAACAATATACCATGATGGAAGATGCGATGTTAATTCACCGTATCGTTCGCGCACCCGAAAAACGTATATTTTATATTAATGTTGGAAATATTGCACCTGCTGAGGTAGAAAACTTTATGCAAAAGACAATCTCCAAAATGAAACGTACTCCATATATTGATCAACAAACTGGTGATTATAACTTGAAGTACAACATGCAAAACTTACTTGAAGATTTCTACATCCCAGTACGTGGAAATGATCAAGCAACTAAAATTGACAATTTAGCCGGTTTGCAATGGCAAGGTATTGAAGACGTTACCTATTTACGTGATAAATTATTTGCTGCCCTTAAGGTTCCTAAAGCGTTTATGGGTTATGAAAAAGATTTAACAGGTAAAGCTACGTTAGCCGCTGAAGATATTCGTTTTGCGCGCACTATTGAGCGTATTCAACGTATTGTAGTATCTGAATTGACTAAAATTGCTTTAGTTCACTTATATTCTCAAGGATATCGTGACGAAAGTATGACAAACTTTGAATTATCATTAACTACACCTTCAATCATTTACGATCAAGAACGTATAGCGCTAATGAAAGAAAAAGTTGATTTGGCAGCTCAAATGATGGAAAATAAATTATTACCAACTGACTGGATCTATGAAAATCTATTCCACTTGAGCGAAGATCAATATGATGAATATAGAGATTTAATGCTTCAAGATGCTAAACGTAAGTTCCGTATTGCTCAAATTGAAAACGAAGGTAATGATCCATTAGAAACAGGAAAATCATATGGTACACCACACGATTTAGCTTCTCTATACGGTAGAGGCAGATATGAAGCAACTAACGTACCTTTAGGATATGATGAAGATGAGGATTTAGGTCGCCCTGAAGAAAAAGTAACTAATAAAAATACCCAAGATAATGCATTTGGAAAAGATAGAATTGGTTCAGACGGTATTAAAAAAGATGGAGATGAATCAAGTTCCATTAAACCCCAATATAAAGGTGGTAGTCCATTAGCACTTGAAACTAAAGGAAAACCAAACCCAAATAAGAGAATGTTTAACGATATCAAAAACCAACATAAACAAATGATTTTTGAATCAGACATTAAGGGGAATTCATTATTAGATGAATCTCAAATACGAGAGTAAGAAAATTTCATATATTTATAAATAAACAAATATTACAGAATGCAAGTTAAACATTCAAAGTATAAAAACACGGGCATCCTCTTTGAACTTTTAGTTCGACAGATTACTACCGATACATTAGATGGTAAGGATTCCCCGGCAAAAAATATACTAAAAAAACATTTCGTTAAATCGGAATTGGGTCGTGAGTACAAGTTATATGAAACTTTGTTGAAAAAAACTTCATTAACTGAAGGTAAAGCAAACGTAGTAGTTAGTACTTTAATTGATTCTTCTAAAACATTAAATAGAGGAGCTATCAAACGTCAAAAATATAACTTGATTAGTGAAATTCAAAAACACTATGATTTAAACGAATTCTTTAATCACAAGTTACCAAATTATAAAGTATTTGCTGCGTTTTATACATTAGTAGAAATGGCAAATGCTTCTCACAATACTGATCCTGAACAGGCTATCAATAATAAGGTAACTATTTTAGAGCATTTAACAGCTGCTCAAGTTAAAGTAGGTAAAGTTCGTGATGAAGTATTAGAAGAACTTCAAAATGCCGATAAAGATGTTCGTTTATTAGCATATAAAATGATATTGGAAAATTTCAATACAAAATATGACGAATTACACCCACGTCAAAAAGAAATTCTTAAAGAATTTATCACGTCTGTAGATAATACATCTCGTTTAAAAGATTTCTATACAACCAAAGTTGTAGAAATTAAAGAAGAATTAGCCAAATTGAACTCTAAAACCAAAAACGAAGCAACCAAAATCAAAATCAACGAAATCATTAATATCATCCAGGTGCCAGCTAAAAATGCTAAAATCAATGATAATGATTTAGTTGACTTGTTACAGTATTACGATTTAATCAATGAATTAGAAACTGTAAATGGATAAACTTAAAAACATAATTCGCAAAAAGCTTAAAGAAATGAACGCTACTAATTCTGGTGGTGCTACTGCTATTGCGGGTGATGGTATAGGAATAGCTCCTAAATACGCCTTTAAAAAAACAAAAAATCTTAAAGAAGGACCTGGAGCTACTTTAGGTATGGGTCCAAAAGCAGGACCTAAAGGTGTTAAAGACAATGCTTACGTAAAACAGTTTAAATATAAACTAGTACCTAAAAAAATTAAGGGATCCGGTTTAGAAGTTAAACAACTTTTTGAAGATGAAAAAACGGATGTTGAAAAATTTCAAGAAGAAAGAATTAATGAATTTGATCAAATCCAAGATGAATTAAATATTCTTATTTCTAACGCTAAAAATCAAACTATTGAATATTACCAAGCCAACCCAGGTAAATTTAGTATTTATAAACCAACATCAATGGCTTTAGAATATATAAAAAAAGCACAAAAACTATTAAGCAAATAAAATGAAAAAGACATTACAAGATCAGTATTTGTTAATCAAAGAAGGTAAAGGACACGTTGGTGTTTTCCTTACAGAGGCAAAACGTCAATTTCCAAATATCGTACGCAATGCTGCTACGCTTGATGAAGCAGTAGCATCACTTAAATCCAAAAACATTATCTCTGAAAATATATTTTCGGTAATGCCCGCGATTATGGATCGTCCTAAAAAAGAATCCTACGAAACTGCATTTGAAAACTTTTTAGCTGAAGCTAGAAAAGAAAACGAAGACGAGAAAGTTAAAGCAGAAGAGAAAAAAGTTTCTAAACCTGTTGAAGAAGATCTTTCCCATAATTTTGATTATTCAGATGAAAAAAATCCTGATAACTTGATTTTTGATCAAATTATGATGGGTTACTATGCTGAATTGAAAGATCCTAAAAACGCTGACAAAACAATGCAGCAATTAAAGGATATTGTATTTAAAAACTTGCAAAAAGATCCAATTTACTATACAAAAGATGGTCAATTTGGTGTAAAAGATTTAGGATACACAACAGAAGCACCTGGTTTAGGTGAACCTAAAGAACCAAAAGGTAAATACAAATCTTCTGGTTACGGTGATTTAAATGAAGGATTATTTTCTTCTAAACCTTTAGGGGAGGTTAAAGGAGCTAAAAAAGATATTAAAAAAGCTATTATAACATTTTTAAAAAAGAATACTAATCTTAAATCAATTGAAGGACTTACTGATAAAGACTTATTAAAAGCTCTTGAAGGATTTGCTCGTCATGGAAAATCTGAAACTGCTTCAAATGCTAATAAAATAGCACATGATCTTTATAAAACAGCTAAACCATTATTTGAAACAGATGAACCAGTAGACCCACTTGAAGGACTTGACGATAAGCTTATAAGTGGCTTAAGGGACGAAGGTGTTAGTATTAGTGTAATTCGTTCTATCGCTAAACTCGGAGGCAACGAAGGACTAAAAAAAGAACTTGATGATAGAAAAGGTGGTAATAAAGGTAAAGTAAACGATGTTCGTAACATGAGTTGGACAAAAGGCTTTACTGAAGAAGAACAAATATTACGCGAAGTAATTCGTGAAATGATTAATGCTGAATTAGAAGAAGCATATCAACTAGTAAACATTAATCCTGTAAAAGAAGATTTACGTGAAAGTGTAGAAAAAGATTTAGCTGATATCAACAAAGAAGCAGAACATGAAGTACTTCAAGCTAAATTAGATAAAATTGACGATTTAATCGATCATAGACGTTCAAAACTTGGTAAACTTGATGAAGATGAGGATATGAAAGCCTTAACTGACAAGAAAAAAGTAAAAGAACTTGAAAAAGACATTAAAAAACTAGAAATTGCTCGTAAAAAAATCGAGAAAATGATGTCAAAGTTTAAAGGCAAAAAAAAAGAAGTAATTGACGAAATGGAAGATGATGTCGATATTGCTCCTGAATATATTGAAGATGCAGATCAACGTCAAGATGCTGGCCAAAAAATAGACTCTATTGTTAGTACATATACTAATATGCCTTCTGACGAAAGTAATGATTTAGAAAACTATTTAGAAGATAGAGAAGACAATTACTAAGATGAGTAAGCAACTCTTAATAGAAACCAGACGCTTTGAT